GACGGAGTAGAGGACGAGATCACCCTAGACAGTCTTATTCGAGATCACCAGAAAAGTAGACATTTTCTCACGAAGGCTAACCAGCTTGCCGAAGAACGCCGCAGATTTGACGCTGAAGTGCAGGAACGAATGCAGCAGTTTGAAACCTCAAACGCTGAATCGGCTTTTATCCTGAACACACTTACGCTCAACGTCCAAAAGAAGATGCGCAGCCCCCAGATGCAAAAGTTGCGTAAAACCAACGTTGCTGAATGGAACGCGCAGCGCATTCAACTTGAGGAAAATCTGCAAGGCATTGAAAAGCTGAGGAAAAACGCTGCATCTAAGTATGAAGCCACAAAAACGAAGATTGCCCAAGACAAGCAGACCCGGCTTGCTGAGCATTTGGTGCAGGAGGCAGAGCGGCTTGAGGAAGTGATACCGAACTGGTCTGAGGATACGCGGACGGAGATAACTAATTTCCTGATGCAAGAGCCAGACTATGCATTTCAGCCTGAGATTGTTAACGCAATCAATGACCATCGCTATGTGCGCATGGCATGGGAAGCCATGCAGTATCGCAAGCAGCTAAAGGACGCGGATAAGACAGTGAAAGCTGTCAAGAAAGCGCCGAAGGCACTCAAACCAGGAAAGCGCCCGTCGCCAAAAGCGAACCAAAACAAGCAGGTTCAGCAGTTACGTGGACGACTTCGCAAGACCGGCAGCATGAAGGACGCAGCAGCACTATTCGAGAAAATACTATAAGGAAATCGAATCATGGCACAGTCCAGTAATACCTTAGATCGTTACGATCTAGCAACCAACGGTGAGAATGCGCGCGAAGATTTGGCTTAACGATAGGCCCATCGTGTAGTGATACACTTTGCAAACCTGGTGAATTGCTGGGAAGTCTCTTTGAGATAATCAGCAGCCAAGCCCAAAAGGGAAGGTTCAACGATCATTCCGCAAGGAAGTAGGGTTAAGTAACCCGAAGCGCCAGGCACCTTACGAAGGTGATGAGATGATCTGATCTGCATGGCGACATGCAGCAGCCGAAAGGCGGAGACAAACTAACGACTTGTCTTGAACAAAAATGAATATCATTAGCGACATTTCGCCTACAGAGACTCCATTTCAATCGTCAATCGGACGCGGAACCGCGACTAACACATTGACTGAGTGGCTTATGGACTCGCTTGCAACCGCGAGCAGCAGTAATGCACATATCGATGGAGACGAGTTTTCAGGCGATGCACTGAGTACACCGGCTCGACTCTCTAACTTCTGCCAAATCAGCCGTAAAGACCTAGTGGTCTCGCGACGTGCAAACATCGTGAACAAGGCTGGTCGTCGCCAAGAGATGGCCTACCAGCTAGCCAAGGCCGGTAAGGAGATCAAGCGGGATGTAGAGGCTGTATTGCTCTCTAACCAAGTTGGCGCGAGTGGATCTAGCAGTGCAGCAGGCACGACTGCAGGCTTGCCTGCATGGATCGGCGTAGCTGTTTCCTCAGAGGTCGACTCTGGAAATACCAACCGTGGCTCTGGCGGCGCTGATCCAGCACTGTCCAGCACTAACGACGGTTTTCCGAACACGGCAGCAACAGATGGCACCGTGCGAGCACTGACCGAAGACGGTCTGCTTAGCGTCATCAAAGCTTGCTATGTGAATGGCTCTAACCCGAACGTGATAATGATGGGACCGACTGTTAAGCAGCAGTTCTCTAAATTCATGTTTAGCTCAAACAGCCGTATCGCTACGCCTTACCAAGACTACGGTAAGAACCAGCGCGACGGTGTTGGTGTGGTGGGAGCGGTTGACGTATACGTCAGCGACTTCGGTGTCCTAGACGTTGTACCTAATCGGCTACAACGACAAGTATCTGGCGATTACGTCGACGTATTCGTTTTGGATACTGAGTACGCCCAAGTCAAGTACCTCGACGACTACCGTACTGATGTTATCTCAACAGTGGGCGACGCAGAGCGCCGTATGCTTCTGGTTGACTATGCCTTGTGTATAGATAACCCAGGTGCTCACGGCATCTTCGCAGACGTCGACGACGACGCGGCAATGACGGCCAGCTAAACACTGGTTGTCGATAAGAGGGGGCTTCGGCCCCCTTTTTTTATGGGGTTTTAATGAAAAAGCTATTAGAAAAACAGTTGTGGAACGGCAACCGAACACAGGTTTATGCCGACAACGACCAGCTAATTTCGATGGATGTGAAGCCTGCAAAGCAGGTGCAAGCAATACTCGATGTGAATAAAGAGTTGCGCAATCACGCAGTCATCAACAAGCAAGCGCGTGGGCGGCTTGTTGCTCGCATACCGGACACCATGCACCGGGAATGGAAAAAAGAGTGGCAAACCAAGTACCGCCAGGATTGGACGTGGCGCACCTATCTTTCTATGAAACTCAACAGCCGCGAAAACAGCTATTTAAAGCTGATTAACGGGAAAGTGTAATGACCACATTCGCCACACTCAAAAGCGACATAACCGAATACATGGCGCGCAGTGACATAACCGACGCGCTAAAAGCGACGTTTGTGCGCATCACAGAGTCGGAGATACGCAGAAGTGTGCGCATTGGTGCAATGGAAGTGACGGACGCATCGTTCGCGGTAAGCAGTCAATCGACTGCATTACCTACGGGATTTATTGCGATGCGCAGTCTATCCAACAACGAACAAAACAAGCGCGAGATGGACTATCTGCCGCCTGCACGGTTGCGCAGCAGTCGAGCAATGGACATCGGTGCACAGACACCTACGGCGTACACCATAGAGGGTACTAACCTTGTTGTAGCGCCGACCCCAAGTGCTGGCACGACGCTGACAATGGTGTATTACAAGGCTTTTGACGCCCTCACAAACGATTCTGACACTAACGTGTTGTTGTCTACCTACTACGACGTCTACCTGTACGGGGCGCTACGTGCGGCCTCAGAGTGGGCCTTAGAGCCAGAAAACGAGCAACGCTACGCGCAAAAGTTTACTCGAGTGATTGAGCAGACCAATCAGGAGGAGCGTTGGTCTAGGGTGAGTGGTTCTGCCCTGTTTAGAACGGGCGGCATGGGTACACCATGACTAAAATGATCTTTGGTGAATGGTTGCCAGATCAACCGGCGCTGGATAACCCAGGCGCAACCATTGCCAAGAATGTGCTGCCGTATGTGCGCACTTATGGCTCGTTTAAGAGCCTGCAATCGTTTTCTGCTGCGCTACACGCTGCGTGTGTAGGCTCAATCACAGTCAAAGACAGCGCAGGGATCATCCACGTTCATGCAGGCAGCGAGACTAAAATAGAGGACTTGTCGGCCACAAAGACGTGGAGCGACATAAGCAAAAGCGGCGGGTATGTGGGCGCTAGTTCATGGCGTTGGTCGCGTTTCGGTGATCGTTTGATCGCGGTCGCGCCGGGTATCGCACCACAGTTCTATGATTTAACTACGTCGTCGACTTATCTCGACCTACCTGGCACACCGCCAAAAGCAGAGAGCATCGCGACCATTAGAAACTTTTTGGTGCTGGGCAATCTCAACGACGGCTCTGCAAGACCTAACCGCCTGAACTGGTCGGGTTACAACAACACAGAGTTGTGGACGCCTAGCATCGCAACACAATCTGACACCAGAGATTTAGAAGGTGACGGCGGCGATATACAAGCCATCGTCCCCGGTCAGTATGGCGTCGTGTTCCAAGAAAACTCAATCTGGACCATGACGTACTCTGGCCCGCCGACCATATTTAGACTCAACGAGGTTGAGGAAGGGCGAGGCACTCCTGCACCAGACAGCGTGTGCTGGTCTGGCTCAACAATCTATTACTTAGGTCAGGACGGGTTCTATTCGTTCACAGGCCAAGGCTCGCGGCCTATCGGTGCAGAGAAGATCGACCGCTGGTTCTTTGAGACTGCTGACGAAAACTCTGTGAGGTTCGTACGCGGCGTCGTAGACCGACGTAATCGTATGGTCATTTGGTCGTTTAGATCCAGCAGCACGATTACATTTAACGATCATCTTCTGATCTACAACTGGGCGGCAGACAAGTGGTCCTATTGTCAGATCGATACTGAGGTCATCAGCGAATACTTAACGACAGACTTCACGCTCGACCAGCTAGACACACCACTGCCGAACGGCATCGATATTGATTCGATACCTGTGGATTCTGAGGCGTTTCGGGGCGGTCGCGTGTCTATGGCTGCGTTTGACACCTCGCACAAGATGGGGACGTTTGACGGTGCGTCGCTGAGCGCGGAGCTAGAGACAAAAGAGATTGCAGACCCTAGTGGCAACACGCTTGTGCTGACCGGAGTACGACCGTTGGTTGATGGTGCAAACGCTGTTGTGACAGTACAAAGCGGCACCCGCACTAATCAAAACGAGAACTTTACTTACGGCTTGGCGCAGGCTCAAAACACGCTGGGCAAAATGAGTTTTAGAAACAAAGCGCGGTATCACCGCATAAGAGTTAATACGTCGGGTGAGTTTAATGACGCCTTTGGTGTCGACATAGACGTGACGTTAGGCGGTAAGAGGTAGGTTATGCCAGGCAGTGGCGACAATACAGAAGAAGATCAGGACCAGGAGAATCCGTTTGAGAAGATGACCTATGAGGAACTGCTGAAATATTTTGAGCAGAACCAAGGTGCTTTGGAGACTGCGGACATTGACCCGACAACAAAGGCCAGACTAGAGGATGCGTTGGCTTCGATGGTCGAAACCGGTGCCATT